CTGATTCACCCTAAGGTAATCAATAAAGGGTTAGACATCGGATTATAATAGATTAACAGAGGACGTATATAAAGGTAGTAGGTGAGTACTCAAATGAGATAAAGGTCAAGCGCCAAACTCTATGCATTTATAGTCAATAAAAGGCCGTTAGTTAGTCTATTAGTTTTCTCCGGTAGTATCAAAATGATTAGAGTACAAGTTAAATACCGTTGCTAGAAATAGCTAAGAAGGAGAGATTGCGATAGACGGGTTAGGTGATACCGAAAGGGAACGTACAGATTTAATGAGGAAATAATCAATAAGCCATGCAGAATATGGGCCTGTCTCAAGGGGTAAACTGTGTTTAATTACGAACAAATACAGAATATAATTAAGGCAGTACAACAAAGGTCGGCATAAATACGTTTATATAAGTATGAATTGGAGATACATAAAGAAGAAATTACATAGTAAGAGACTCATATCAGAATATAGTTCTTCTAATAATGAACTCATGAACTACAAAATAGAAGAGTGGGGGAATCAATTTGGATTGACAGATCAACAAAAAAAGACTTTAAAAAGAATTTGGCAAGAAAGATAAGTTAATATATGATTATAATGACATCACAACTTTGGGACGAATCAATCGTTTTTGCTACAGCCCTATTCATCGGGTATGCTTTACATCCGGTAATCAATAGTATAATCGTACATATAGCTGGTACTATATTAAGAGGTATGGATGACGTGAATAGTAAAATAAAAGACTATAGGCGTAGTGGCCGCAAACACAATGATGGAAGATAATAGAGATATAATAGATTCTATTACTGAATTTAATAATGCGAATAGAGATGCATATTTAAAAACAAAAGAATCCGAATGGGTTGAATCTAATGTAAACAATATAATAGATACAATATACGGCGGAGAATTAAAACCAATAAAACAAGGAAAAATGGAAGAGATATTAAATAATGTTCAAGAACAATCAGTTAATAAGGCTGTTATTGAAAACGTGGACAACACAATATTAGCAAATATAGTTGCAGAGAAAGTTAATTATGAATTCGCTAACATGGTTCTAGTGAAACCAATGGATGTAGAGATGGTATTTAAAACACTTACAGTACCAGAAGATTCAGGCGAAAAAGATGAAGAAGGCCAACCTGTAATGCAAATGACTATCAAACAAATAGAAACAGAGTCACTACTTCGTAAAGGCGTCGTATTGGCCACTCCGGCTTCGTTTAAGGCAACTGAAGGCAAAGAAGGTATGTTAGTATTAAACGTTGGAGATATTGTCGTATATCCAAACAAACGATCAATTGACTTTGATCTGTTTAAAGATTCAGCACTAGTTCCTTATTATGAAATACTTGCAAAGGTAGCATAATGAACGAGGTTTTGAATGTTTGGTGTGATGGAGCCTGTGCAGGTAACCCTGGTCCAGGCGGATTCGCAGCAGCGATAATATTTAAGAACTCTACAGTATCGTTTTACTCAGGGTACAATGAGTATACGACTAATAATAGAATGGAATTAAGTGGGTTTATTCACTCACTAAGACTTATATTGAATGAAGTTTATAGTGGGTTTAAAGGCGAAGTAATAATACACACTGACTCTAAGTATATAGAGAACGCTATCAATTGCGGATGGTTAGATAAATGGGCAAGAAAAGGATTCATCAAAATTAAGAATCCAGACTTATGGCAAGAGGTATATACCGTGATAAGTAAATGCGATTTTATAACTGTCAAGTGGGTAAAAGGACATTCGGGGATAATAGGAAATGATATAGTCGATAGATTAGCGGTGGAAGCCATGAATCTGAAAAGGACTAGTGGAGGCATAATGGAAATTTAAAACTTATTTTTAATTGTGTTATTAAAGGAGATGGATACCCAATGGTTGAAGTCTCCTTTTTTTGTGTCTATATAATATTACTTTCCTTTCCATACAACCTTTTCTATTTAATTACGTTTATATATATGTAAGGACATTATCCAGAATATGAGTTACATAAAAATATAATAAAACATAATGAGTAATATTAAAACAATTAGAGTAATTAAACATACACTAGGATTAGTTCCTGGAGATACATTAACAAGAGAAACATCTAATGATGCATTTGTCAATACAAACTTTGTAGTTGGTGATAATTATAATTATACTGGAACCATGGTATTAGATCCAAGTGCCATTACTGATGAATTTTTTGAAGTAACTGAGTGGTTTAATGATTATACACCTAATAGTATAAGAGAGTTAGCAGAGGACTTAAAAGAAGATGCAAAGAAGACGTTAAGTTCTACTAAGAAACTTAAAGCAGAATTAATTCTGTATAAGGATTTATATGCACAGTCTTTTAATGCCAACGATAAACTACATCAAGAACTTATAACGTTAGATGATGTAAATAGGCAATTAAACAAATCACTTCAAGATGAATACGATACTAATATTAAAATAACAAATAGAATAAATACGAAACTGTCTGAATACAAAAAAGAACTTGATGTAGTTTCAAAAGCATTAGCTATTACTGAAATGAATGGATACGCTACTAGTGGATGCATTGTTAGTGGAGAACGATTGGAAAAACTAAGTGAATCATTTACTGTATTTTATAATATGATTGATTTGCTAGAAAAGATTAAAGCATAATGAATAAATTTATAAAAACCATATCCCCAGATAAATTAGGTTATGAGTTTTTACGTAGCTTAAATGGATTATTAGATCTAACGGATAGAGAGTTAGAATTACTTTCTATCTTCTTAGATTTATATTTAGCTAATACAAAAACTAGGAAAGGCAAAACTCCTATAGACTCAACAGAGAATAGACGTCATATAATGAAAGTCACTACTGTTACTAAAGATAACCTTTGCAGATATATCAAAATGTTTAGAGAAAAGAAGATCTTTGTAAAAGAAGATGGAATACTCTCCATGAGTAGGGCTTTAACTCCAATTGCAATCGGAGGAAAGACGGTTCAAATAACAATGATATTAAAAATAAAAGAAGATGAATTACTACAATCCAACTAATCACACGAAAAGACCATCACTATTATCTAGGCTATTTGGCAAAGAAGATGGTGCTTATTATTTTACTACTGATCAGAAGCTAGAATGGAAATCCAAAGGCCAACGAAAGTTGGAAAAAGACTTCTCTGCATATGTAAATAGAAAACAAAAAAGGGCACATAGATGTAATCCATTCTTAAATGATGATTACTATATTATTACTGAAAAACAATGGTCTCCAAAAACACAGATATATATAGTATACTAGCAGAAAAACATGGACTGCACAAGTCCGTCATATCAATGATTTGTAATCACCCTTTCATATTTGCGTCTAGACATATATCTAATCCCGATGATGAAAAGAATTTAATGTTTGCATATCTATTTAAAATTAAACTCAAAAAACGGTTCAAAGGAAATAAAAGAAAATTATATGACGATCGCAAAGAAAGAAGAGAGAGTAACGAAGAACATAGCAATCAGAGCATTTGAATATGCAGTATGTCAATCTAGTTGCAAAGACGGTGATAAAGCAAAATCTACTAGATGTATTGTAGAAAAAAGAGGTTGTGATATTAGAAATAACTTTATTAAAAAATTAGACTAATGCAATACATATTGACGCAAGAAGAATATGATGGAACGGTTAGTTCTAAAATATATAAAGAATTAACTACCGATCTAGTTAGAACTCAAGAAAAACTCAACATGGCTTTACATTATTTTAAATCAGGTGGAGAATGTGATAGAGTAGAACACAATGGATTCTGTGATGATTGTGTACTTGCATCAATGAATTTAAAAAAGAACTTTAGAATTTGTAATGATGAAAGGTACTCTAAATGAGACATGATATTAATTTCTTTGTAGATGAAGATGGAATGTCTTTAGACTGTACTCAAAGAGATTTAGATAATTCAGATAAAGGATATGTTTTAAAGCAAGTCAAAGAAGGATTTAGATTGATGATAATTAGAAAACAAATGATGGGAATAGTTTATATATGGAAAAGAATAAGAAAATGATTATACATGAATTCTACCCAGAGATATACCCAGTATTATTTTGGGTGATAGAAAACCCAAACGTAAAACAACTATACGAATCATTTAGTTATCATGATGATACTATACAAGAAATAAGAGAATTCAATAAAGATGGTATAGCACTAACATTCCAATTAATGATAAAGAATGATACATTAAAATATGGAGTAGTAGTAACATTAAATAGACCTAAAGATCTAAAGCCATGGAGTATGGCACATGAAGCTTGCCATGTATCTAATTTCATATATAATTATATTGGGGCAGATGAAGTTGATTTAGGTGGCGAACCTCATGCATATTTTATCGAATGGATAACAAAGTGTATATATGAAGTAGTTAATGAAACTAAAAATAAAAATATGAACAAATTAAAATGTGGTGGCAAAAAACCGCCTATTAAAAAATAAATAAAATGGAATTAAGAATAACAAGAATAGACGAAAAGGCAACATTGCCACAAATAGCTTCCAATGGAAATGCATTTGAATTAACCTGTACTGCTATTGCAACTGGCGTCGGAAGAGATGGCAGATTAGTATTAGAATATAAAACAGGACTAGAGATTGATATTCCAGACGGATACGTGGGTATGTTATTTATAAATGATAACTGTTATAGTAACTCATTAGTATTGACTAATTCGGTAGCAACGTTCCTGTCTGATTCACCACAAGAGATTGTAGCACGATTTAAAACTAATACTGATTCAATTCCTGCAATATATGAAGTAGGTGAAGTATTTGCAAAGATGATCATAGTAGAACTGCCAACAATTACTATTACTGAAAATATAATTCCTGCAGTATCATTAATGTCACAATCAGTAGAAACATCAGATACGCAAATTGTAGAGACTACTACTACTGAAGAATTACCACAGTCGAATGGATAAGTATTATACTCCTAGAATAGAAGAATTTCATATTGGATTTGAATACGAAAGTTTCGATCCAATTGATTCTTTCTGGATTCCGTCTATTTCAAATTCATATACTATAAGTTGGTTATATGGTCATAAGACAATATCAGATTGGGTTAGAGTTAAATATCTCGATAAGGAAGATATAGAATCATTAGGTTTTAAAATAGACGAATGGGTTAATATAGAAAACTTTGGAGATGTAATGATATCCTATAGTGAGTTACTACATAGAATTAGAATAAAGACAAAGGATTTTTATAGAGACAATAGTGGTAGATATGATGACTTGTATTTAATATATAGGTTAGAGGTTAAAAATAAATCAGAACTAATTATATTACTAAAACAATTAGGTATAAATGAATAGATATTATATTCCAGATATATCACAGTTCGTTCAAGGGTTTAAATTTGAAAGACTTGGAGTAGTGAAAGGAGAAAAAATTGGATCTATATTGTATCTTGATAAAGAATATAATGATAAATACGGAAAAGATATTTTTCAAGAAGAGGATTTATGGGTTGAATTTACTGTTTTTTGGAAAAGAGAGCCAGAATTTAAGACTATAGAACATGGAGATATATCTATAACCTATAAAGAATTTCCAGAATGGGATTGGGATCCATGGGTAAGAGAAAATTACATTCAAGACTTATTAAAAGAGGGTAAAATTAGAGCAAAATATGAATAATAAATTAGCAGATATAGTTGGAGGAAAGGTAATTATACATCAAGATACATTAGAAATTCCATGTTTCAAAAAGATATGGAATGATAATGCAGATAAAGATTTAGCTACCAAATACATAGATTACATATTCTTTAAACATCATCCAGATAGTCCTTATGTAATCTCAATGCCATTAGAGTATAGAGATGAAAGATTAAGGAAAGAATTGTTTGCTGAAGATTGGGAACCTACTCCTGATATTATATATGCAGAACAAACATATTTAGAGTTCCTGGATACATTATTACTACAGTTATTAACTGGATATAGAAATACACTAAGTGCCATAAGTAAGTATTTAAATAACATTGTAACAGGGACCCTCGATATGCGTATGGTAAAAGAAGCATTAACTGCCGGAGCTCAATTAGATAAGACTATTAAGTCTGTAACATCACTAGAGAAACAAGTACGTAAGGATGAATTAGAATCATCTAGAGTGCAGGGTGGTAGTGAAGTTGGTCATTACGAAATGCCTAAATCAAGATAATATGGACACATTAAATCACATAGGTTGGTTTCTGTTTTATGCATTTTTTGTTTGGATTGGCTGGATTATTCCATCTATGTATTTTAGAATATGCAGACTAAAAGATACTATCAAGGATATGGTATCAGAACATTCTAAATTATTATCACAAAAGAAATCATCTGAAGTCAGATTAGGCCAGATATCTGAGAACTTAGCGCCATTCTTAAAGGACTTTAAATATAACCCAAAGAAAGCACACTTCTTAGGTAATCCTATAGACTACATTATATTTGAAGAAGACAAGATAGTATTACTTGAGATTAAGTCAGGGGAATCTAAATTAAGTGATGGTCAGAAGAATATAAAGAGATTGATACAAGAAGGTAAAGTAGAATTTGATCAAATGAGGATTAATTAATAAGGAGATGACGAAAACCTTTGATAGAGTAGTCAATATAAATAAATAAATACAATTATGGATGCAATTAAATTTAATAAAACACAAGACTGGACTATTTTTATTCTACGTAGAATAGATGAGGATATGGTTGAAACAGATACTGTACTTGGCGGATTTTACAGTTATATACAGAAAGATAAAAGCACTGATATATTTAATGAATGTACACTTGGTTGGTCTGATGAAGATAAAGATGACGTATACGCAATAATAACGTTTTTTGATACATCGGTTATGCCACTATATAAATCATCAGTATATTATATAATGACAGACACTGGTGGAACAGTAGCCAATAGATCATTTAAACTATAATAAAAAATTAACTAGGCATATGAATAGTGTGCTTAGTCATAAAACAACAATATGGATAATATATTATTAGCGCTTCAAAGAAAATTCTCTCAAGAGTTTGATGAATGGAATAAAAGAGTTGAAAAAGAGCTTAACTTTTTACAATATAACTTATATAAACCTAATGATGATATTGAAGTTATAACTACAAAAAACTCATATAAAGATTGGGATAATGACTAAAAATGTCAAGGTTAAGAATGCAAAGACTCACGAATATGATGGTCAAAAGTTTAAATCAGGGTTAGAGTTATTCTGCTACAAACTATTGAAAGAGAATAACATTCCATTTATATATCAACCAGCATCATATGTTCTTATACAAAAGTTTAAATCAAACTTCAGATGTTACGAGGATACTGGTAAGATTACTAGAGATAAGAATAAGAAGATATTATCCTCTACTAAGCGATTTGATCTAATAGAGAATGTAAGAGAGATTGCATATACTCCTGATTTCTGTGGAGTAGATAATGATTGGATAATAGAAACAAAAGGTTTTGCTAATGATGCATTTCCATTAAGATGGAAGTTATTTAAAGCTAAATTGAACGAAGAAGACTTTCAAGGCATATTAATGAAACCAGAAAGCCAGAAGGAAGTAGTCCAATGTATAGATATAATAAAAGATCAAACAGTTGTAGAATATATAACTGATAATAAAACAAATTAAATTAAACAACGTTTAGAGTACTAAACAATAATTATTGATTATGAATAATAACACAAATAAGGTATCTACTAAAGTATTGACGCCCACAAAAAATGAAATCGTAGCTCCTGTTGATGCAGTTGAGATTACTCCTATAGTAAAGAAACCTTACAATAAGAGACGTAAACGTAAACCAATTACTATTACTGCCCCTACAACTGATACAATAGTATCTGTAACACCAGAAGTTATTGTAGTAAAAAGTACTAAGAAATTGAATATTTTCAAAAGGATTGGCAACTGGATTGCATCATTCTTAAAAGCAAAATATACGCAATTCAAAGCATGGCTGAATAAGTAAAACCCAACAATGGTAAATTTTAGTAAGAAGATTTTAAATTCTAACAAATTCAGAATCCCCGCGATCCACTTTCAGGACCACGGGGTTTACTGTTTTGCACCATATGGGACTACAGAGTATTTAACATATTGGGATACAGAAGCAGAAAGATGTGTAGAGGGTTATATGGCTCCAGATGGTGATTGGATAAGTGGGTATAATTACTTCTATCTAAATTACTGTCCTATATTGAGATTAGTAGAGTTTACGTATAAAGATAGATTTGGTAATACAAAAACTCGTCGAGAAAAATCAAGGGAATTTCCTGACTTTTACGATTATGATTATTATTACTTTACTGCTGTTCAAGAAGCAGAAGAAGAGGGTGGTCATATGACCGTTTTAAAGTCTCGTGGTAAAGGATATTCATTTAAAGGTGGCTCTATGTTAGATAGAAACTACTATCTAATACCAGACTCTAAAGGGTATGCTATTGCTGCAGAAACTGAATATTTAGTCAGGGATGGTTTGCTAACTAAGGCATGGGATTATATGGACTTTATAGACGAACATACTGCATGGTCTAAAAAACGACAAGCAGTAAATACCAAGATGCATAGAAAGGCTTCTATTATTACTACTGATGAAATGGGTAATAAGATCGAGGTTGGTTATAAATCCGAGATAATAGGAGTATCATTAAAGAATGATCCCAATAAAGCTCGTGGTAAACGTGGTAAACTTATATTATGGGAAGAAGCTGGTTCATTTAAAGATATATTGCAAGCATGGCAAATAGCTAGACCTTCTGTAGAAGAAGATGGTAAAGCCTTTGGTTTGATGATAGCATTCGGTACTGGTGGTGATGAAGGATCTAGATTTGATGGACTAAAAGAAATGTTCTATAATCCAGCTGGATACAATATTAAAGCATTCCCAAATATATGGGATGAAGGAGCTGATGGGAATACATGCGCTTTCTTTGTGCCGGTATATGCTAATATGTCCGTATTAGACATAAACAGTAAAAGAATGTTCATGGATAAGAATGGCAATAGTCTAAAGACTAAAGCTATTGATTACGCTATGTCTGAACGTCAAAAAGTAATAGATGGATCGTCTGATTCCAGAGCAATTGATAGGTATATTGCAGAGAACCCTATAACTCCTCAAGAAGCTGTTTTAGAGCTCACAGGGAACATATTTCCTAAGAAAGAGCTAATGATACAGTTGGCTGCAATACGTACCAACAGGAAACTCCAATCACATAAACAGGTAGGTGACCTAAACTATATTAATGGAGAGCTTAATTGGACTATTAAGCAAAATGGTGATATAAGTAAATACCCACTTGGTAGAGATGATAAACATGAGGGGAGTATAGTCATATGGGAACATCCAAGTAAGGACACATCAAATCAATTATATATTGCAGGATGTGACCCATATGATCATGATAAGGCTGGGACAAACTCATTAGGCGCTACATTTATATATAAGCGTATACAAGACTTTGAATCGTATTATGATATAATAGTTGCAGAGTATACTGGTCGGCCAGACACGGCAGAAGATTACTACGAAAATGTACGTAAATTATTACTGTATTATAATGCAAGGTTACTTTATGAAAATGAACGTAAAGGTATATTCCCATACTTTACACAAAAACATTCTGATTATTTACTAGCAGATCAACCGGATATCATCAATGATATTATAGGCAAGTCTACAGTACAACGCAGAAAAGGCATTCACATGAATGTCCAAATAAAAGACTATGGCGAGGGGCTTATAAAGGAATGGCTCAATGAAGAATATGCTCCAGGCAAAAAGAATCTAACTAAGATACTATCAGAACCATTAATAGAAGAGTTAATACAATATAATGACAAAGGAAACTTTGATAGGGTTATAGCGCTCATAATGGTAATGATATATAGACAACAACTACATAATCTGCATGTAAAGAAAAAGAACGCAGATGTAAGAAAAAACAATCTCTTTAATAAACCACTATTCAGTAAGGATTGGTGGGGATCATCAGATGATGCATTAGGAGAAATAACAAAAAACTCAGTAGAAATAAATTGGAATTAAAATGAATAACACAACGACCATGTTCCCAGCACAAAAATTAAGTCTTAAAAAGAAGACTAAGGAGTGGGGAGAAGCTTGCGTAGATTATATTATTGGCATGGGGGAAACTGTTCCTTCTGGTTCCGATAAAACTAACTTCGAGGAGATGCAGACATATTATGATCTGTACAATAGTATATTTGATGAAAAAGATTTAAAGTATGTTACAGATCCATTTAAACAAGACGATGGATTCCCTGCTACTGCTCAGGACTTTAATATAATCAGACCGAAAATAGATCTATTACTTGGTGAGGAAACTAAGCATCCATTTAATTTTAGGGTAATTAGAACTAGTCAAGATGCTTCATCTGATGTACAAGATCAAATGAAAAAGATGATTGTTGATTATATGATGGCTGAGATTATGTCTACAATGTCACCAGAACAAGCACAAGAGTTTCAAACAAAACTAGGTACAGGGGAGATTATGCCTCCAGAAAAAATATCTTCTTTTATAACTAAAGACTATAAAGACATTGCGGAAGAAACTGCATATCATAGTTTAAATTATTTAAAAGAGAAACTAAGTCTTCCTCATGAGTTTCATAAAGGGTGGAAGGATGCATTAATTGCAGGTAAAGAGATCTATTATACTGGAGTTATTAATGGAGAACCTAATTTAGAGCATGTAAATCCAATGTATTTTGGTCATGACCATTCACCAGATTTAGAATTTATAGAAGATGGAGATTGGGCAGTTAGACGCATGAGAATGTCTCATACTGAGATATATGATAGATTATACGATAAGATGACCGAGAAACAATTAGACAAGCTACTCGAACTTACTAATGCTAATCCCGGTGCAGGTAGTTATGGCAGGGATGGATCTAATGTAGATTATATCCATTTAGACATGAAAACAGTTTCAGGTCCTGGAGATGATAACATGAATAGTGTTAATCAAGTAAATCTATGGCATGCAACATGGAAGTCTTATAAAAAGATTGGGTTTGTTACTATTCTAGATGAAACTAACCAGCCTCAACAGATGATAGTTAGCGAGGATTATATGGCTATCGGAAATGAATTGGATATAGAATGGAAATGGGTTATTGAAGTATGGGAAGGATATAGATTTGGGGAAGATGGATACGTAGGAATACAGCCGCTAGAATACCAATTTGTATCATCAGATAATTTAAATTCGCAGAAACTACCATATTCTGGAGTTATATATAGTAATACTAATTCTAGGTCTAGATCATTAGTATCTATAATGAAGCCACTTCAGTATATGTATATCATTGTATGGTATAGACTAGAATTGGCATTGTCTAGGGACAAAGGGAAAGTAATAACAATGGATATTACTCAAATACCTAAATCTATGAATATAGATGCTGCTAAATGGATGCATTATCTATCTGCAGTTGGCGTTAACTTCGTTAATCCATATGAAGAAGGCTGGGATATACCAGGTAGAGAAGGTGGTAAACCATCGCAGTTTAATCAGATCTCAGCACTTGATCTAACTATGTCTGATGTAATTAGTCAGTACATAAATTTAATGGCTAAGATCGAAGATATGACAGCCGAAATATCTGGTGTTAGTAGACAAAGACAAGGTGAGATATCTCCAAGTGAATTAGTTGGAAATGTAAATGCCGCTACAACTAACTCTGCTAATATTACTGAACCACTATTCTGGATGCACAATCAATGTAAGAAGAATGCATTAAGGATGCTGCTTAACACTGCAAAAGAATGCTGGAGAGATTCAAAACGTCAGAATATACAATATATGATGAATGACTCTACTAGAATCTTTATGAAATTAGCAGGCAACTTCTTCTACGAAGATATGGATGTATTCATTTCTGATTCGTCTAAAGACATGCAGAATCTAGAACTAGTAAAAGGGTTATATCAACCTGCAATCCAGAATGGCGCAAGCATCTTAGATATTGCAGAAATAATGACATTAGATAGTGTATCTGCGATTAAAACTAAATTAGGTCAGATTGAAAAGACTAGAGCAGAACAACAACAGCAATCAGCTGATGCA